ATATTGAGCCAATCACTTTCACTGAATCACTCATTGTTTAGCCACCTCATCAATAATCTTCATGTTCATTTTTAAATCGTCACTTGGTACAAAATTTATTAAATCGCTTGGCACTACTTTTGTGTACATAAACTCCATACTCCATGTTTCAAGCGCAATAATACTCATGTAACCGTTTGTGTTTGACATTACCATAATATACCATGAATTATCTGGCATTTTCCAAAAAGTCCCTACATCTAACATTTTACTTCCTCCAATACATATAGAATAGAATCAACTGGAATGGTTACAAATGCGTTAATCTTTGCATCATCTGTTTCAATTAGTTGCGGTGTTTCTAACTTCAATAGTGGTTCGTTTCTTTCAACTGCTCTCTCATACATAACCAATACTGGTTCTTCTGTTTCAAAAATGAAGTAGTCATCATTTGTTAACTGGATATAATAAGTAGTTTTTTCATTCATTATATAGTTCCTCCTAATCTTCAATATACTTGATAATTGAATAAGTACCCCAAATTCCAATAGTTGCAACTACTAATCCTAATACTGCCATTTTATAATTCCTCCCATTCTTTGATTGTCACAGAGCCAATTGGTTGTAGTATTGGTGTTTCACCTTCTACCCATTCAGTAAGCCTTGTTTCTAAGATTCGTCCGCCATATGTCCTAATGACTTCTATTTCAACTTCACGTACTTCATTATCAAAGTAAATGTTATCCACTTCTCTATAATGATAAATGACCGCTTCATCATATGATTCAAATAAACGATACTTTGTTAACTGTCCTATAAATGTTGTCACCATGTATTTCATTTATTTTTCCTCCTTAGTTATCTTATAAATAATTTTGTTTTTTTAAAAATTCAAGTGCTTTTTTAGCTTCTTTTAATTTCATTCGTTTTTCACGCAATGATTCTTCTTGTTCTTTGATACGCATTCTTTTGTTGTACAGGTTTGTTTCTTCGTTTGCTAGCTGTTCAATTTTAGCTTCAATCACTTCTAAAGTGTCTACATTCACATTTGCTTTCAAGGTAGGTAATTCTTTTTCTACTAATTTGTATTGGATTCTTGAAATGTAATACTCTGGTCTTTTATCGTTTAAATAAATCCAACAATCTTCGGAAACACCATTAAATCTTACAATTTCATATTCTTTGCCAATTTCTAAACCGTTTCTTTTGTCAGTATTAAACCGCCCAAAATATTTTGTAATTTTAGCATATTTTTTCATTTCTTTTTCCTCCTCTACAATTTCAAATGATACTGGGTTGTGGTTACCGTTTAAACAGTCTAGCATGTAATTTTTGAATGCTGGACTTCCGTCATTGTCTGTGATTGATAACTCACCAATGTTGCCTGATGATACTTCATATACCTTTCCTACAGTCCAATGTGCTGGTTTTGAGTGTGTGCAACGTAATTTAGTACCCTCTTTTAAGTCTTTTTCTGTGTATTGCATTTCTTCTTCCTCCTCAATAATTTCAAATTGAACACCTGTACTACCATTGTTTAATCTAGCTAAAATACCTTCTAAATACCTTTCTGAATCTTGGTCATCAATAATGCAAAGACCACTTGTTGGTAATTTACTTTTTTTAACTTCATAAATTTTACCGTTTGTCCACCAAGTGGTGTCATTGTTGTCTATACAAGTCATTTTTGTTCCTACTTTAATGTCGTTTTCTGTGTATTTCATTTTACTGCTCCTCCAATTCATTAATTCGTTTTTCATATTCTAAAACAACTTCGTCAGTTCTGTTTAGCTCTCCAAGTGTTTTGATAAACTTTTGCCAACACTCTTCGTATTTTTCCTTATATGTGTCACGTTCAAGTTCTAGGTCAAATACTTCATCATCTGCTTTGTCAAGTTCTTTTTCAAGTCTGTTAATCCATTGTTCTAACTTAATGTTGTTTGATTGGCTTTTATTGTAAGCTTCTTTCCAAGTGTCCCTATCATCTACTAACTCATTGTAGTTCTTAATCAATAAATCATGCTTTTTCTTTGTTACTAACATGTTGTTTTCCTCCTATTATCTTATGCACTTAGTATATCAGTTGGGGCTGAACTTGTCAGCCCCTTTTTTTAAATTTATTTTTTCATTGCTTCCCAGTCTTTACGAGTGATAACTTGACCGTTTACTTTTCTTTTTGCAACTTCTACAGCTTCCATAAATGTTTCACGTTCTGCATAACCTCGTTTAGTTTCACTGTTGATAATAATGTATTGTTTTTTAGTTTTTGTCATTTTTAATTCCTCCAATTTGTTTGTTGTTATCTTATGTACCTACTATACCATGTGATATAGTAGTTGTCAACACTTTTGTTCAAAAAGTTTTAAAGAATTTCAATATATAATCCACCAACGGGTGTTGTTGAGATATTCATTACCTCACGTTCAAGGTGTGGTTCAAGTTTTTCATATTCTCGTTTATATTGTAGTTCTTTTGATTCTGTGAAAGTGCAAATCTCTTCTTCTGTACCATGTTCTACTAATACCACCGTTTTATCATATTCAACGTACATTAATAATTGTCCTAGTGTAAGCATTATTCTTCCTCCCATTCAATTTCTTTGATTGCTACTAAACCAAGTGTTGTGAAATACTTGTATTCTTCGTCCCACTCTCTAAAGTGTGTTAAAAGTGGTTTTCCACTACTATATGATTCTATTTGCTCACAATTACGTTCTTCAATTTGTTCTTCTACTTTATCTACCATTTCATGATAATACTTGAGCGCACTCTCATATGAACTGAAACCTCTCATTGCTGGCACTTTATAATCTACTTTCACTAACCATGCGGTTTTCATTCTACATGCCCCCAAATTTCTTTAATAGTTTCAATCATTAAATCTTGGTCAGCTTCAATTTCTTTACATACACGAATTAAACCAGTCATTAACATGTAAATCACTTCTGCTTCATCTGCTTTCTTAATATTAATAGTTAACTCTTTGTTTTCATCAAGTGTTAGTAACACTTTGTTTTCTTTATCTCCATCAATCACAATCAGTTCAAACTGTGAGTACCAATATTCATTTAAGTTATTCAGTAGTTCTTCACGTGTTTTTCCATCTCCTACAATTTCATTATTATCATCTTTAATAAAGTACCCTAGTGTATTGTTGTGGGCAATCTGATACTCTTTATCTAATGTGAAAAATGGTTCTACTGTCTGTTTTGTGCATTTTATTGTGTATTTCATTACTCATTACCTCCTTTAAACACTTCATCATATAATTCTTGGATTGCTTCACGTTTCACTTTTAACATTGCAATTTGTGCTGATATTACATTACTTGGCTTTCCTATCAAATGTCCTGACAAATGACCAATATCCATATTGTATTGAATAAGTGTTCGTTGAAATGTTTTTCTAATCTTAGTGCGTTCATCAATGTTGACAATCTTAAAATTTGAATCCCAAAACTCATTTAGTGTTTGTTCTAAGTCAAATAGTGTTGTTCCGTATTCTGGTACTTCACCATCATTATCCATGATACCATAGCCACACGCATTTTTAATAATGTCATACTCTTTTCCTTCTGTGAAAAACGGTTCTTGTGGGTCTGCTTTTGTGCATTTCATTTTTAAATCTTTGTATTCTGTCATTTCTGTTCCTCCATAATTCTAATTAGTGTTACAAAATCATCTAAGCTAATATTTAGCTCTTCCTGATTATTATAAATGTAATCAACAGCTTTCTCAAGTAAAATCTGTACCTTTTCTTTTGGTGTACGTTCTTTCTTTTGTTTTGGTTCTGGTTGGTTGCATGTTGTAAAATGTGAATGCCAAACGTCGTTTAAATTTCTTAGTAGTCCGTCAATTACTGCTATATCGTCAACATGTCTATATGGTACATTACGTCCTGAATCATCTTTAATGTAATACAGACCAGTAGTTGCGCTTTCGCAATAAATAGTATATGTTCTCCCTAATGTGAATGGTTCGCCTTCTGCTACATATGAGCATTTAATTTTTAATGTCATTTTGTTTCCTCCTTAATTAGTAGTTTGATATGTTTGTTACTTATAATATACATACCAATTACTTCATTGTCAAGATATTTGACCAATGTTTTATAGGATGGTACATATTCAATGTATCGTCCACGTGATTCCATTTCAAAAGTTAGTGGCGCTTTTGTTGCTAAAACCAGTGTGATTTTTAGGTCATTGCTGATAATGTTAATCATATCTCTTAATTTCATATTGTTTCCTCCTTAGTTGTGGTTTACATTTACTATACTAAACCATGTTGATTAATTTGTCAACACTTTTGTTCAAATTAATTTAAAAATAATGAAACCAGTATGAAGTGTTCTCGATTGTGTTCTTCATTGAAGAACAGTGTTCAGCCTTAGAGCCACAAGGGATTGAAGCAATGTGTTCTTCATTGGAGTTATTTTTACTACTCACCTACCAGAAACACATTCCCTTTTTATATTTTTCTACAGATGGAGTAGAATATATGAAGAACATGAAGAACACTTATAATAAAATAGGCTAAGAATATTGGTTTATCAATGTTTATAGGCGTTCTTCATTGGAACACATGGTTACTTCAATGAAGAACAGATGAAGAACATGGGTAACACATGAAGAACATTTCATACATCTTAATGATTAATCTATTCCCTAAAGCACAAATAAGTATGCTATAATATAGAAGTAAAGTAAAACATATTAGGAGGAATCATAATGAATAAAGAAGTAGGAAACATCATTGCAATTGTATTGGCAAGTATCTTAGCACTTGGTTTGTTAGCACTGAACATCTATATCCTATGGGTAATTGTAGGTGTATTGTTTGCAACAGGTCACAATGTAATTGCATGGTTATTTATTGTTAATATTGTGTTTAGTGTACTATTCAAAGCAACTAAACGAGGTGACGACTAATGGAACATGAACTATATAATAAGACAGATAAGCAGTTACTAAAGAGTAACAAGGTAGACCTAGTGGCATACATCAGAACACTGGAGGGTACTATTAACGAGTGGGAGGTATTCAAAGCAGAAGATGGTTCAATCCCTGACACAGAGTGCAACGCAATGCAATGCACAGAATGCACAGACCCAACAGCACCACACCACTTGACATCATATACCTTTAGTGATACAGTAACTGAGAAAGACATGTACTCATTCTAATGTATAAGAAGTGCAAGGTTGCTTTATGTAGAGAATATGTAAAGCAACCAGAAGTGTATTGCTCTAAGCATAAAGGTAACACAGCCACACAATACAATAAGTATGTGCGGACCAATCCACAGAACAAAAGGTATGCAGAGTTCTACCAGTCAGGTGAATGGAAACGAATGAGACAATACAAGTTAAGTATCAATCCAATGTGTGAAGTATGTGAACGCAATGACCACACCAAGACGCTTGCCACTATCGTCCACCATGTGGAGGAAATACGTACACCAATTGGTTGGGAAAAACGTTTAGATATTAATAATTTAGAATCAATTTGCCAATCCTGTCACAACAAAGAGGACCACGCTCATTCCTTTAAAAATGTAGGTAGGGGTAACAAGAAATAATTTCAAGGGGGATAGCGCCAAAACGGTGGGGAGGGTAGCTGAAAATTTTAACACCCCCCGCCAAAATTTTGGTGGCTACAATCGGAGATTCCTTCTTTTCACACAGAATTCTAAAA